CCCATTGATATTTGAGATATCTGCGATACTCCAGAAGGCACAACCAGGGAAAGCCCCGAAGATGCAAACTGATTATTCATGCTCTGAAAGCTGGTGGTTGCGCTCAACCCTGCTTCCGTTCTTGTTACTACTATTGCCATATTACACTCCGAAAGGGTCCATCATTGGGCTAGCGCGGACCTTTATGGGGCCCAAACTAGCTAAAACGGGCGATCCCCGTGATAATGCTTTAACTGCAACCTTGGCAACCATACTACCTATTAGAGTTTTTATGATTGCTTGCTTATTGGATTGAACCCCTTTTGATATAGTACTCAAACCTGCATTAAGATTACCTGCCAAAAACGATTGTACTGCAGAACCTGCATTCACTTGTGAAATTAAAGCGAGAGCTGTTCCCGTTTCGATCACGTTTATCCCAAAAGTTCTGGGTGCTCTTCTACGTCTGTTATTATTGCGCCTACGGACCATGCCCCTCTTAGGGGAATTACCTATTTAACTATTCTGGTTTATAACCTTCACACTTAGGGCACGGGTATTGATTACCAGGTATATGATAGATCGTCCACTCATGTTTGCAGTTTTTGCACCTTAGTATAGCTTCTTTCTGGTATGTCATTCTGGTTTTACTCCTTTACAGAAGTCACCATCATTAAGTTGGTAACAAGTTTGGTTATCATTGCTATTAAACGTGTTACATACTGAACACTCCCAAGACTGAGATTGTCGCATCGATGTGTTTAAGATCGCATTAACAATATATGACACTTTCCTATTATGCTCTTTACCATGCTGTTCTAACCAGTTCAATACCTCCATGTCTATGGTAAAGGTTCTTCCGAATTTACCCATTAATATCGAACTCCTTTGGTTTAAGGTCAACCAAAAACTCAAGGACACCATCTGCAGGGATCTGTACTTCTTTATCTCTCTGCAGTAAATTAGTGAGTTGGTATATTGCTACTTGGACTTTTTCTTTTTCTTTGCGGTTCATTTTATCTCTCCATACCTACATGGAGAACACCCATTATAACATTATTATTAGACAAGAAAAGAAGAAGAAGAAGAAGAAGAAGAAAAAGTGTTCTAGAACTCAACGTACAACCTAAACTAGCTAATTATTGTATTATTTGTCTATTTTAGGCCTAGCTTAAGGCTCTGTTTTGGCTGTTTTACCCCTATTTCGGGGCTGTTTTCGGTGTTTATGAGTCCTTTTAGGCCACTTCTTTTCATTAACATCTCCGCAACCAACCCCATGATAGGATTGTCTTTTGTTATTGCATTGATTGTACTCTGGCCTGTGGCCTCGTCCATTTTTTTAGATGCTGCGCCCAGGGAACCAAAAAAAGAATGCTGAAAAGTTTCAAGCATTCCGTGAGTTCGTTCTTCAATCTCATCTACTATGGGTTCCAAGATTAATAAGAGATCCTCATCACTATCAGATGATTTCGCCCATTCAACCCAGGCATCCTTTGACAATCGGGCCACGTACGAAGCAAATACAAAATAAAATAATGACCAGGCGATAAGGTATCCCAATAGTTCTAATGCTGAAATAACCACTTACAAACCTTTTGGTCTAAGACCTAAACGTGATGGTCCCACTAATTCAAAGTCTTTTGGAAGTATAAGAGTTTCACCTATTGGAATGGTTATTTTTCTCGCTATTGGTTTCAACGGTTCTATATCCTGTGCCAATTTCCACGCGATAAGTGCCACTGGAATTAATACTCCTAAATTCATACTCCAAGCAACGTCCTATACCTTTCGGCTTTTTCTTCTTCGGCTCTCTTTGCTGCTTTCTGTTCAGGTGTCGGAAAAAGCCTTTGCGCTAAACCTTTTGCATCAGGGTCAAGTGCTAACGCGCCCTCGAAAACTAATTTCTTGAATGCCGCCGCTTGTTCTGCGCTTAGTTCGCGACTGATGCCTAATGCCGCCGATAATTGAGGGAAAGATTGAGCGAATGAACCAAGCACATCGAAGCCAGGTATCTTAATTTGTTTTGCCACAAAGAAAAGACCAACTGCAGCAGCAACGATAAAAATAACACTGCTGTTTCGTGAACCTGTAAAGCGTCTGATAGCGAGGGCCCTATTGTGGCGATTAACGGCCTCCAGTTCCCCCTTGTTTACCTTCTGGAGTGTAAACCCGTCTGGAATTAATGCATAGGGCATTTAGCGCCTCTTTTTGCGCCCTGCTGGAGTCTTACGGAACGCTACGGCAAGCTTCTTTAGATTAGGTGAACCCGATCTTAATCGGAAGCGTGGCTTCTTGGAATTCGCTTTAACATATTTGTTCCAGGCGCTTAGTTTGCGCTTACGTGGCTTACGCTCAACAATTCGAGAACGCCAGTCTTCAGCCGTTCCCTCTAAGCTAACAGATGATAAACTCATTCCGCAACCAGGACAATACTTCATTGGCATTATTGTACTTCCTTTCCTTCAAGAACTACGGTCATGGATCCGTTAGGTCCTTGTGCCAGGAGTTTCATTCCTGTGTTAGGTGGTATCGTATAGTATAGATTAGGGAATTGGGGCCCGAGTCCAGCGTTTATGATGATAAACTTCGATACATGTAACGCCTCTTCGTTTCCCTGGAGTGTCCAGGATAGAACATCACCTGCTAGGCAGCTACTATAGTCGAACGATACGTTTGTGACTACAGTGTAATACCTATTAGGAGAGATAAAATCCAGCAAGGTAGTGCCACCTGCGGTTAATGATTCTTGACCACTCCAGGCAAACATGTGGTCACCAAAGAAATTAAGACTCGGCCCCGTCGAAAGGGTCACTTGTATATCCTACCTGCAAAGAAAGCAGAACCGTCGTAAGTAGCATTGGAACCCCACTTAACCTCAACTAATGTAAAGGGTGGAATTATATAATGAAATCTCATAGGAACTATACCTGTACTGTTTTCTTCTGTAGTAGCAACATCGACTCCATTCATTGAAACATTCAAATATATATCATGGCCTAGCCTCCCTGTATTTGTAAAATCCATAGTCCCTACAAAAATATAGTTACCAGTAGTGAAACTTAACAAAGTTGTGTCAGGGCCAGCAGTTCCAGCGTTTTGAACAGCTCCACTAGCGGCATAGGCAAATTTGCCAATAACATGTATATCTTTACCTATTGAGGCAGTATTCTGCGGTCCATAACCAACGCCTTCAGGCATTGTTTATTTACTCGAAAGTGATAGTACAGCTTGAATCGATCGTGGCTGCGGTTGTCACCGCGACCTGTATGTCCAAAGTATTACCAGATGTTACACCCAGTGCTGTCTTTTCCTGAACTACGCAGTTAGCTACTCCAGTACCGCCACTTGCGGCCTGAGCGATCGCTGGTCCCATAAAGGTTGCATCTCCTTCTTGGAGTGCTGTCCCTGTTAATTTGAAACCTGAACAGAAATCTGCTCCAGTTGCCACGCTACTAACTCCCATTGATATTTGAGATATCTGCGATACTCCAGAAGGCACAACCAGGGAAAGCCCCGAAGATGCAAACTGATTATTCATGCTCTGAAAGCTGGTGGTTGCGCTCAACCCTGCTTCCGTTCTTGTTACTACT